CAGGCAACTTAGTGTAATCTGGCAATGGTAAGTCAGGAATAGCTCCTAACAAAGCTACCAAAAGGATGTTCCATATCGGCACGTCAACACGCCGAATAGATAAGTCTAAATAGCCAAACATGATGGCTTTTAGATCACACAACTTTTTGTCTATAGCAGCAATATATAATGAGAAATAACTTCCTCTATCTTTGCGTAAAGCCATGTACACCCAATGTTTCATGAGCTTGGATGTAGCAAATCGGGCATCCCCAGCAGTCACTAGCTCAACTTCGTTCGAAATCCAATCATATGGAGATTTTTGAACTAAAGTTGACAAATGACGAGCTGTGTGAGCTTGATTTGCATGACTTAACATAGCGAAAGGCCATTCAGAAAATTTTCTGAAGGGTCGCTGCACAAAATTTGTAAATGTAGAGTTATAGACATCGGGATTAAAGACGTCAATAACCCGTGAAAGGAAATTTGTGAAATGATCTATTATGGACATTTCACCAAACAGAACTAGGCCATCCTTATACTTTTCATCGTCAACAAATGAGTCATCATTATGAAGCGAAGATAAGTCAGTTGAAGGATTATACCAATTTGTCAAAATAGCCTGGTAAGAAGGGATCCTAACGTTAAATTTAGGATCTTCCATTTTAGCACGCTTGACTTTTCGTAAAATTATGGCGACCAAAGAATCATAAATGTCTCTATGTCCTGCACATAATTCTAAATAAGAAATTAGGCGCGTAGCAGCATAAGTTGCTCGACGACTTGTGACCGGGGCTTTAATTTTACCAACTAATTTATCACGATTATGGTAAACGACCCATTCAGGTACATCGACGCCAAATTCTTCAAATTCTGAAATGTCCTTTGCTGTAGGCCTACGAGCGAACTTAGATAAAAATTCAATTTTACTAAGATCTCCTGTCGCCTCTTCGCGTAGGTCAACACCCCATTTCGCCATAGTTTGTTGAACGGCTTTAAAGTTCCAAGATGGGGGGGCGTCTAATTGCCAAGAAATCATGTTATCATCTCCATATAGGGAAAGAGAATTAAAGTGTTTAAACTCTTTAGATGATAACCCAGTAATTTCACGGAAAGCTGCCAAAAAGAGAGTACCCATACCCATTGTGTTCGTCAACGATGTTGTCGAATGCCCAGTGGATGCGCCAGTACCTTTATTGTAAACATTTCCAGATGAAGTTAATGCCAATAAACCATTTTCTACTTGGAAACGGTTGTGATCA